TGTGATCATGTGATCATGTGCAAATGTCCGTGGTCCATGGTTCTTGGTTCTGTGTAGATGATGTGATGATTACAGAGAATGATCCATGGATTACAGCGAAGCCACGATCACATGATCTTGGACAACATCACATGATGCAAAGATTACAGAGATCATCTGATGCTGTCATAGTATAATAGATCATGGTCCATGGATGCTATTACCTATTAGCTGGATCATGGTCCATTGTTCAATTACCGTAGCTATTTTACCGTTGTCCGTGTGCCTGATCAAAGTAGGTTCTATATATAGGTCTACAAGATCTACAATCCTATTGTCTAAGATGTATTGCTCGTTTTATCTGGGGTGTTTGGTGTTACCAACTTATTACCAAAATCATGGTCCATGATCCATATTGCCTACATTTTGCTAATAGGTCGCTAATAGGGTAGCCAATAACCATCTTACAAGGACTTGTAACAATGGTTATAGCGTATTAGATATTGGTTTATTGGCTAGAATGAGATATTTTGTGAAAGTAAAAAGTATTTTCTGGGGATGCTAATATAGTAACAGCTTAGTAATTACTTTTTTCATTTGGGTCAGCATTAAAATATATATGATCTTCATCGGCAGGGTCAACTTGGTCAGGGTATTCATTATTAACTACTACTTTAAAGTATTCAGACAAGGCACTAGCCCCCCAGCTACCATTTAAAGATAAACAAATAAATTTATTCCTTACTTTTTTACCATTAATAGTTTTTACATCACCGTAACCTACCTGAATTATATTATAACCACTTGACGCTTGATCATGAAGCCATGACGAATCATAAACAGTAGACCAATCATTAGGTAACTCATCATATATTTTTTCTACATCCGCTTCATCGACATATGCTGAGTGAACTTCATTAAAGTACCAACCTACTTTATCAGGAGCATCATCAAGCAAGTCTGACATAATACGTATTACCGTATCTTGTTCAACACCCGTAGTAACAGCATCTTTGATGTCAATAGGTATATTCTTTTTAGGTATTATTTCCCAACCGTTTTTAAATTTATTCATAATCTTTTCCTCGTTATTAAATTATTTATATATAAAGTATAGGGTTGATGGTTATACATCACTAGGCGATTAATTAGAAAATATATTACTGATCTAATATATACTCAAGATCGCTATACCCTTCATGAATTAAAAAGTACGGTAGCTGTAGACGTTTAGAAATAAAATCTAGAGCATTACCCACACCACCGTTAGTAGGATCTATTTGTTCAGTAACCGTAAAACCAGAACACGTTTGATAGTACTCGTGATCCATAAGTAAATAAACTACGCCATCTTCCCACAGTTTATATTGTTCGCCCAGTAAAGTAGTAGCCACATCAGGGCTTAATAGTTTACGTTGTTCAGCGGATAATTCTAGAACCATACAAGCCCCAGTTTCTTCACCCCATTGAGCATAGACCATAGGTATATTGCTACTAAAGTGTTCAGCAACTTCCCACAGATTATGACGGTTTTTATCTTCAGTCATGAACGATAATAAGCCGTCTTCAACGGTAAGAGATCCAGCACTAAGATTATAATATTCAAGACAGTAAAACTGATTATAGTTTTCTTTGAACGTCTTGACCAAAGGTTGAAGGTAGTCAACATATTTATTTAAGTTATTCATAATTTTTCTCCGATTAGTTAATTATTTATATTTAAAGTATAGGGGGCATCATAAAACATCACTAATACATTAAGTTGAAAGACAGCGTGACCCATAGCGGTAAAAGAACCACGAGCCACGCTGAGAAATTAATGAGCATTAGTTTTTTTCCGACCTAAATACATCTGCCATATGTTTGAAATCAGACTTAGCTGTATCATCATAGTAGTAATGAACTATGTAAGAGTATTCATCATCTTCAGCTACCATAATTCCTGTACCATTTATACCGCCAACTTCTTTGAAGTGTTCAATATTATTATTAACAATAGTCGCAATATCCTCACCATTGTCCATTGATTGATAAACATTATTAGGTATTTCTTCCCAATAATAAAACAAGTTACTTAATGATTTCATAGTACCCCCTACTGAGCAGTGACATACCAAGCAGGTAGGTCTTCACCGTTTATTTGAATAACCGTTTTATCTTCATTACTTTTAATAATCATTAATTCATGATTATATAGCATACTGATATCTTCTTCTTGACCTTCAGCAAGGAGGTCAAACTCCCAGTCTTCATATTTTTCCCAGAAACTATCTTCAAAATAGAAGGGTACTTTTACAGTACTCTCGATGATTTCATGAGTACCCGTATATAGTACATCATCAGTACCTAATATTTCCCTAACCTTTTGAGTTAACTCTTCACTATTGTCAAGAGTTTTTTCTTCTAACTTTATTTTTAACCAAATCATAACATTCTCCAATATTTATTAAATTTACTATAGTAAGTATAACTACGAACCTAGCCATCACTAGCTGATTAATAAGACTACTCCTCCCACTGAACTGATTCATCAAGTAAGTCATCTATACCTACGCTACCCCATTTATCAACACCGAGCGTTGCGTAAATACGCATCAACGTATAGCGTCTAGGATATTTCAAACTCCTAAATTCAGTATAAAGTTCTTCCTCAGGTAAGCCCCTTTTATATACTAAGTAACGAGTGCTGGAATCTATATTCCAGCCCTCATTTTTAAGTTGCTCAGCATTCATATTTTCTTCTTTCATAACTCCTCCTTGTAATTTTTATTGGATATGAAGGTAGAGTATGGGCTGTTGCCCTACCCGTTAATCCTTCTGTCAAATATCTCCTAAGTTTTTCATCATTTGGAGGTACTGATATTCTTTCTTCTTTCATAACTTTCTCCTTTATATATTAGCCGTTATTATTAACATCAAACCAAGCTTTGAGTGCTGCTCTTATAGCGTTACTTCTACCAATCTTAGCTCCTGTTTGTAGCGTTAACATTTCTGCAATATAGTCAACATCGTCAACTATATCTTTAGAGTTAATCGTTAAACTACTTTTCTTTTCTTCTATCATGTTTTACCTCGTTAGTAAGTTAATTATTATTAAGTATAAGTTTGATCATAAATCCTCACTAATACATTAAAAAGAAAAAGCCCAGCGGGACTACACTGGGCTTTTAATTTAGCTATGTATGAGGTATATACAATTATGCTAAAGTCATAAAACCTTTGTCGAGGTCATATTTTATATCACGAGCGTCAACTAATCTAGACGCTAGTGCCTCTTCAACGGTTTTACCATCAAGCGTTTTTTGACGCTCAAGATTGCTGTCGGACCTTGGGGTTTTCTCAAAGTTAGCTTTTAATACAGCGGTTAATTGAAGCCCACCAGACCTTACATTAGGTTTAGTTTGAGCAATGGCTGCTAGAGGTTTACTAGCAGTTGGTGTGACCACTTTTTTAGTAGTGGTTTTTTTAGTAGCAGATTTTGCCATATTACCCTCCTCGGATAATTACAAGTCAATATAATTATTAACCCTACATATAGTATAGTTAGAATAAAGTATAAGTAAATACATGGTCTAATTGTTGTAATTGTTCATTTATGGCGACCGTAAGGAGTTTTTTTACGCACCCCATCTACTTGCCCTACCTCTCTATCTTTATAGTCATACACCTGTACATCTCCTCGGTGACCGACCCAACCTATATTCATATCTTGTTTATCTTTCATAAGCCAACCACCCATACGTGCAGAAGAATAATCAATAGAAGGCTCTTTATCATAATTCTTTGGTGTTTTTTCGTTAAACAAAACTACCGCTTCTTCAAAATTTCTTTTTATAAACTCACCCATTTTACCACCATGTCTCCATTATACATTTATTTTCTGCTGCTATTTCAAATAACAACGCTAAATCTTCTAACTCTCTTATATAGTAACCATCAAACTCAGCTTCTAACACAACGTCGTCTGCTTGCAGAGAAGGATTCTCTTCTCGCAGTACTTCTAAGTAATCTTGTATAAGTTTACCGTACAATTGTAAAGTATCACTCTGTATGTGTTCTCCTGGTTCAATGTGCCATGTGTGCCCAACGCAGTCAGGGTCATTAAGTTCCATGAGCCATGTAATAAAATCTTCATACACTTTACCCCTAAACGAACCGTTACCATGACCGCTGAACATAGCACCGCACAAACCCAAGTTTTCAAGACGTTTACTTTTAAACAACTTGTCCTCATTAGCATGTTTTATATAACAATCTAATCCCATAACTATTTCTCCTTTTCTGTTTTTATTAAATTTACTATAGTAAGTATAGCTACGAACCTAGACATCACTACCTGATTAATAAGACTACTCCTCCCAATAAAACAAAACATCAACATCTTCATAGGTTTTTATAATACCTTGAGTTTCAATTTCTACTTTTTCTTGGTCGGATAATGTACTAATAATTACCCAATTAGAATGTCCTAATTGATCTCTGCAATCATCATCAATAACTTCTGTTATATCTCTACTCATTTTATTATTTCTCCATTGTATTTATAAATTCTTCAAATATTGGTGTATAAGTTTTGTTTCCTTCATAATCAACTTCATCTAAAGAATGAATTTGAAGATAAATTTGATCTCCAATCTCTATTTCAAAAACAAAATTATTATCAATAGATTTAATTCTGATTTTGTTTCTAAACCTTATTTCAACTCCGTTATTCATGCTTCCTCCTCGTCGTTAAGTACTAACTTCAACGCCATGTCAAACTTTACGGATTTAGCGATTGTATCACCTGTTTCTTGTTCCATCTTTCTAATATCCCATAGAAACTGACTTTTTTCAACATCACTAAGTTTATTTAACACCGCATGATACTGTCTATCATTTTCTTGGTTTACTGACGAAGCAGGATATAGATGAAGGAAACTAAAACTAAGTTCTGCTAAATCATAACCTTTATCAATATAACCGTGATCAATTAAATAAAACCGTAGGTCTTCTAAAGCTGCTGCCCTTTCAGGGTCTACTACGCTATCTGTATGCCAATAGTAATCGTTCACTTCATTAGCTACCTTATATAAAATGCCATAAACAGCGTTTATGTCATCAAGTTTATTAAATATCAACATAATTACCTCCCGATATATTTGATATCTGTTTTAGGGATCACCTGATACGCTCCCTTATTATACGCAGGGGCTATAGTATATTGACTACTAATACGCCTACGCTCCTCAGGTGTAAGTTCTTTACCTTTCATAAGTTACTCCTTTATTAATAACTAAAGTATAAAAGCCATTACTATGCTTCCCTACCATAACTGTAATTAATCATTATCTTCTAGGGCAGAAGGACTTAGCCAACCAGAAAAATGCTCAGCTTCGTCTTCAAAGTACCACTTTAGTTCCATAGTAAAAGAGTCTTCAAAATTACCTTCCATCGGGTTAAACAAATAATTTAGAAGTGCACCATAAACGGGTAGAGGTTCTGCCCATGCTGTGTGAAATTTGTAAACTATACTGTCATCTTCTAGAGAAAAAGAGGCATCAATACTATTCCACTTAGTCCCCCAGTTTTTTATACACCACTCATACCACCAAAGAAAGTTGTACTCTCTGTTATACCTATTAAGGGTAAACTCATCGATACAGTTATCTTTTACCCACTCTGTAGAAGGGTGTTCTTCACCAGACTTTTCTGCTTTTTTCTTAGAATAGTAATAGTCTTTACCCTCAACTCCTGGGTATTGGATATAGATTTGTTGTGTATCTGCTATCTCATCGGGCATTTTAATTAGCGAGTTAAAATCAAAACAGTTTTCCTTTGAATAACTCATTAAGTGCTTTTTTATTTTGACCAAGTTTTCTGGGTTGGCAGTAATAGTTACTACATTTTTGCAAAGATTTGCCATAGGTACTCCTTATATATAATTAAAATTAAGTATAAGGTTGATGTAAATGCACACCTAGCATTTTTCGTAAAATTGTTAAATGTGTTTTTTGTATTTAGTTTTTGTCCTCAGTGGTAAATTAGCCATTTTAAATGATAGGTTCTACAACCTTTCTCATGTCAAGACGTAGACGGCATCACACACATTTACCTAGATATACGACGCCTGAGGACACGCACCGTTCGGATACCACGTCGATATTGGCAGATAATCTAACTGCCGAATCTTAATTATGTTTTGGATCTTCAACCAAAACGCCATCTTTATTAATTTTTATACTATCTGAATATTCAATATCTTCGTTAACGAAATTTTCATGGTAATGAGATATTAAAAAATCTTGGTTAGCTTCATAATAGTCAGCCTTATCTAAAACATCTCTTTCATTATGTGCTTCTTTCTCTATAGTGTAAGCTTGGTACATACCGTCTAGATAAACTTCGTAATCTGTTCGGTCGTCTACATATTTAAAGTTATATTCTCTAAGTATTTTTTCTATATCCATAATTAATCCAGTAAAATCATATAAGCTTCAGGTTCGTGTTCCGCAAACCAATTGATACCTTCCCGTAAATCTTCATAGTGACCTAACACTTCGCTACCTTTGATAAAATCGTAAACGGCAAGAGCATCGGGTTCTAACATTACGCTGTCTCCTGAAAAAGGGTTTGTAACCTTTAATGGCTCAGCATCCATTATTTTTATACCTGTTGGTAAAGTTCTGTCTGTCATAATTGTCTCCTAATTTTTTTATTACCCTTATATATTAGTTTAAGGGTAAAGCGGAATAAACGGCATTAATTACATTAATTAGACTCTTCATAATCACCTTCTATTACTTTTCCTGCGGGTAAAATACCATCTGTTTGGTAGTACAATTCTTTCATTCTTTCTAAAACTTCATCTTTAGACATCGTATCTACTCGGTTCACAGTTAATTCACTACGAGTTACGTAAAGTCCTGCAGCTTTACCTCTTGCGACTTCCGCAGTCACCGCAGCAGACCACGCACCATTGCGTACAGCACCTTCCCGTATATCTTTTAAATCTGTTAAATGGCTGGTGAGGGTAAGCACCGCTTTTTCTGCAGCTTTGGTTTGCAACTCATTGATGCGGTTTTTTACTACAGGGTTAGAATCACTTGATAAAACTGTGCCAGCACGATCAGCATTTTTTTCACTATACCCTGCTTCTTTTGCAGCTTCTGTTTTTTTCATACCTTTCGCTACGTTTTGAGCGAACTTTTCTTGTTTAGGTGTGAGCTTTTTACTCATTCAGTTCTCCACACTCGTAATACTTCTATACCATCTTCATGAGTTTTACGAGTAGTAAACTGTTTATTGTTTCTACGACCATAGTTGCAGATCGCTACCCTAAGTTTTTGGGCTTTTTCTTCATCGAAAAATATACTAAAGCTATCTCCTTCTTCCATTTTATGAAGGTTATATTTATTATTTCTCGGTACTATCTCTGGGATAGGTATTTCTGTATCGAACATTCTACTCCTTTAGTGTGTTGTTATGTTTAAATTAGGTAATTCATTCGTTATTTTTTCAAATGATTCCCATAAATGCATATCGCAATCAATGATAATATTTTCATCTAAAAACCCTCCAAGATGTACACATACCCTCATGTGAGGCTCACATTTTTCACCCTGCTTGTGTTCATGTATGAGCAATGGCGATATTGGCCAAACGACATCTTCAAACTCACCGAAACCAAGATCAGTTACTAAACTTGATAATGTTTCTCGTAACTTATCTATATCTACTCTACGGTTAAAACCTTTTTTATCCGCTAATTGGTTAATAAGCTCTATATCGCAGAACTTAACCATTTTTAATTCTTCTTTCATAATTTACTCCTTCCAGTAATATTGTTCTATCGGGTCATCCCCGTAAACGTGATTTGTATCGTAACCTATAACTAAGACCCAATCAGGGTTTTCCCTGTCATCAATTAACATACACCAAGCTTCTACATCATGCTTATTACCGCATTTAGTAGGTATGATATCGCTTGCTGCAATTTCTTTATCGTCGTTAGGTCCATGGTAAACGTACCAATATGGCTCTACCACCTCTATATCGTTCTCTGTCATAAGTACTCCTTATTAATTTAAAACTATACTTTAGTTTACTTCTAAAACAAAATAAATATATGATCTTATTATTGTTAAGTATCTTTACACCTGTCTCGGAGCTCTGTAGAAGAGAAGCTGTGCTTTCTTTTATTAAAGTAACATTTATCTTTACACAGTTCTTTGCCTGTAAAATCAATCTCTTTATATTCTTCTCCAATAATTCTAATGTCCCACGGATAACAATCGAGTATATCAATAACATCTTCTTCTGTATCATAGACAAAGCTTTTATCAACAAACCTACAAGCATCGATTTGAATCTGTCTTTCTACAATATTTTGCACAGGAGCATTTTTTTCAGGTCTGTCTATACTTGGGTCGCTTTGTATAAAAACTGTTAAATGATCACATGCATTATATGCCTCTTCTAACATTAATACATGACCTGCATGAAATAAATCAAAGGTTCCAAAAGTAATACCTTTAATCATCTACAGGACCTTTTAACCAGAACACAAGTAAATACCTGTCACCTTCCCCTACGGCTAGACCACGGTGCAGATGCGTAAAGCTAGGGAAAAATAAAGCATGACCACGAGGTAACGGTTCAACTGTACCACGCTTAAAAAACTCTGTTCCACCACCCTCGTAGTCTCCAGTGTTTAAAGGCACAACAACGCTGATATCAGCACTAGAGTCATGATGCCAAGCACCTTGTTTTTTATTCTCTAAATTATAGTTTGCTATCTGTATGCTACTTGCCGTTTCTATGTATCTTTGCCAGATTGAAACAAATATTGGGTTTAATACATTATAGACTACGCCAAGCATCGAGTTATATAACTCAGGGCATCTTTCTGATAAAACTATCTCAGGTATCTGTCTAAGTGTATCTTCTTCATAGTTAGGTATGAAATCAAAATGTTTTTTCATGTTTTCTATTTCATCTAACATCATGTCACAAAACTCTTCGGTGAATAAACTTACAGAATACACATCATTACAGTGTTCTTTTACATAATCCTGTAGAACATTTGTGACACCTTCTTGACCTTCTGACTCAGCATATTCTTTAAGCGAATCAGCTGAGTCACGAACTAAACTTAGTGTAGTTTGGTTAAGCATCCATTCAGCTTTTATGGTTAATAAAAAGTTTTTAACTAAATACGGAGGGGTTATAGGGCTATCCACTATACGCTCCAACAGTTTTTCATAGGGTTTATATAGGTAACTACCTTTTTATTTAGAAAAGGGCTCGAAAAGGCTGTATTTAAGTGATTATTTCTGCGTATCCACATTTTATATCGTATTTTATATCAGCTAGAGATAGATTTTTATGTTTTTCTAAAAGTTTATATATTTCTATATCTCCACTGTAGAGCGAGATCCTAAGTTTATTTTTCTCAGACTTAGCTTCTTTGTTTGTGTGTTTAATTTTATTGTTCACATCTATACTTTTATTTTCACGTGGTTTCGTATCACGGACGACGGTTTTTTGTTTTGGTTCCAAAGTATCTCCTAAATTAGATTTTAAATAGTTTTCCGAGTAATCTTGGTCTTTTGGCTTTTCAGCCTGAGTGAGTAAAATTTGCCATAATTCTATTAATTCTTTCTGTGTTACGGCAACTTTAACCTTCTTTTTCTTAGAGTACATGTTATACAGCATAAGAAATTTACTGGAAGTTAACCATGGAGGACGGCTAATTTCAGAAGGGTCGTTAAACACAGGAGAACCTGCTTTTAACCTACCTACATGATAAGCATTTGTTTTAAGTATTCTTTTATAATTTGTTCCATCGGGTGTGTTTATAACAAACACCAAAGAATCTATGTTTTCAAATTTATTTTTCATATTATAAACTGTATGTTAGAAGTAAGTGTAAGTAAATGATTGCTGTACAAAAAGGACGCAGTATAACTACGTCCTTGATTGTAAAGAGTTATGCTACGTTAGCATACTCAATAGCTTTGTCGACAGCTCTTTGTTTAAGTGCTGCGCGACCACCGAACCATGCGTTATGTAGTGATGCGTCACGGTCATAACCCCATTTATGGTCTACTACGAAAGTAACAGCATTCATAGCTCCCCACCAAGTACCTTTAGAGGACTTTAGGTTAGCTCCTGGCTGTTCTTCGAGTGCTTGGTGTACCAAAGATGGTATGCGTTTAAACTCATCAACCATAGATTGACGAGTAGCGATAGCTCGTATGTCAGACATATTTTCTATCTCTGCTTGAGCGGTAAGTAACTCAGGTTGAAACAGGTCAGCGATGTAATTTACTACGCTGTCCGATTTGTATTGTTTCCCACTTAGGTACTCGGCACTCTGTTTAAACTCTTCCATTTTATCACCTGCTAAGCCTAGAGCTTCTTCTGCAGAAGCAAACACTTGGCTATCAAGTGCCTTAACATGAGGCATTTTAAATGAGTTAGCAGTTTTACTACTTAATGCCATAGTAAGCGTGTTGTTACAAACTACACGAATAGGTGTAAACCTAATCTCATTAGACCTACCCCATTTATGAGATACATTTACTAATAAGTAACCTAGTACACGATCGTCACCAGGAAGCGTAAAGTCTTTGCTTATATTAGCTAAACCCCACACTTGCTCACCACCTTTTAGTGACCCAGCAGTTTCCATTTTCATATGCCCAGCATCGGTAAACTTTTTGAAAAACTCAAAAGCCTCACCGTTTTGACTAGGTACGAATCTTGGACCACATGGACCAAAGGTTTTATTATCGCTATCACGAACCAAGACAGAGTAGTTTTCTACTGCTACTAAATCATTAGAAGCGTTTATGTTTGGATCAGCGTGTGTGAATAATTGTCTTTTACTAACTGTCCAGTCAAGTCCAGCAGCGACAACCATCTCCTGTGGTGTTAAGTTATCTTCAACTTGTACACCTAGCCCATGCCAAGGGGTTTCCCCAGCGTAAGCCATTGTTTCTACGGCATCTGCCATAATATTTCTCCGTTATGTATTTTGCTTAATTACTAAATACGCTATTAAGTTTAAAGTAACCACTAAAAGATACTAGGATGTTGCTAAAGATTATTAACAACAAGTACAAGCCAATCCTCAAACGTAATAACAACAGTCTTTAAATTATTACCCTTATATAAGGTAGGGTTTATGTAATACATAGGAACACAAACCCGTATAGGCTGGTGGTTGTATTTCCATATAAGAACAGGTATCGTATCCCCGCAAGACCTAACCACTTGTTCCCACCAAACATCTTTATACCAGTTGCCAGAGGCATATCGTTTACATTCAATAGTGTGATTTGGTAAATCTAAATCACCTTGATCTTTTATTTGATACTGTTCAAGGTTTCTTTTGACTTTAAACTCTATGTTATTTTTTTCAAAAACTTTATTAAGATGGCTAGCAACTTCTCTTTCAAAAGAGGCACCTTTGTTTCTAGAATTTATTTTACCCATAATTTACTTTGTTGTTTTTAATAATTCTTATATTTTTTAATTTCAACCAATCCCTCAACAAAGCATTAGCTGTTTTTCTATCCTCAGTTTCGTTTAGAAAACTTTTATATACTGAATTGTATTGATTTAAACCTTTGTAATAATCTCCGTTTCCTATTTTACAGAATCGTATAATTTGCCAAACTCTTTGTTTTGTTACACCATAATTAACACCGATATCTTCAAGTGTAAGTTCAGTGTTGCTATAGGTCATGTAAACATTGAAATACAATTTTTTAAGTTCAGTTTTACTACTCACTAAAATACTCCTTGTAATCTTTAATTTCACCCCAGTTTCTACCTATCTCACCATCTACTTTATTACGTACTTTTAGCTCTACGCAATCTTTCATGATTTCCATAATTTTCTCACACTCTGGTTTATCTTCTACGGATATGTTAAGTTCGTCGTGTACTTGTGTGTGAGACAAGATACCTTCTTTGTGTAATTCAAGCATTGCTTTTTTAGTCATATCTGCAGCTGAACCCTGTATCAAACGATTCATAGCTTTGTATGTATAAGCTCTTTTCAGTTTACCTCCATATTCTTCCATTGCTCTATCCATAGGTAGGGGTAATGCCCTTTTATCGATAGGCTCGTATAGATTAAATCTGCATTTACGACCTAGAATAGTTTTTACGTAACCTCTATTAGCCCCCATCCGAGCTGCAGAGTCTCTCAGACCACGGATAAAAGGCACTCTTTCATGGTATTGGTTAAACAGTATTTCTGATTCTTCTACACTGATACCTAATTGACTCGTCAATTTATCTTTACCCATACCGTAACTAAGACCAAGATTTATTATTTTAGCTTCCTTACGACTTATGTTAGCCATGTCCGCAACTATCTGATGAAAGTCAGCGTCATCATCTGCGTACTCGAGTGCTGCTTCTTCCGCACCGTCTTGTTGAGTCAACACAGAATAATGAACGGTGAGTCGAGGTTCTTGTTGAGAATAATCGAAACATCCCCAATGTTTACCTTCTTCTGGTATAAATAAGCTTCTTATAAGTGGACCGATAACTGGGTCACGAGCTGGCACTTGTTGAAGGTTAGGGTTTGAACAACTAAATCTACCCGTAACCGTACCTCCATCATCTGACTTTAACGGGTGCAGTTCTCCGTGTATCCTGCCGTCTACTAGATGACCGAGTATCATTTTATCTATAAAAGTAGTTCTAGCTTTGTTTATTTTTCTGGCTTTAGCTATGGTTATAGGAAGTTTGTGTTCGTGGTTTTCTAACCAAGAAGCTACGAAACTGGGAGCATCTGTTTTAGGTGTTCTAGGGTACGCAAGACCTGCTCTATCAAATACCTGTGATAGAGATTGTGCTGCCCACAAGTCGGGTTCTATACCATACCAATTTTTTATTTGTTTTATTAATTTGTTTTCTTCTGTTTTAAGTTGTTTTTTAACTTCTTGAGCTCTGTCTGTATCGATGAGTACACCTCTCATCCTCATATCTATCAGGACAGGTAAAACTGAGCTTTCTAGCTCATATATCTCGGTTATATCTTCCTTAACTATGCCTTCTTTTAAAACTTGCCAAAGTCGATAAGTTAAATCAGCATCTTGCTCACAGTAAGGACCAACGTACTCAGGAGCTAGTTTATACATCTCAGATTTAGCATCTATACCGAATACACTTGCTGCTTCTTTTAACAAGCTTTCATCTTTTTCCTCACCTAAGTATCGTTTACCTACTTTATTTAAAGAGTAGCCGTATTCGTTTTCGTTTAACAAAGGTGCAGCTATTGAAGTATCTTGTATTTTACCGTTAATGGTAAACCCCTCTCGTTTTAACCAACCTACATCATACTGAGCGTTATGAAATATCTTATCATTAGTCGCGTCTAGTTGTTTCTGTAACCACCTATATACTACAGTCTTATCTAAATTTGCTCCAGTTGTGTGGGCTACTGGGAAATAACCTTTCCAACCTTCGGTTGCAACACCTATACCTATAATATAACCTCTATCTTTTGCTGCCCAACCTGGACCATGGGTCAAGAGCCACGGATCACATGTTTCTAAATCTATAGCTATCTCTCTTTGTCCAGTTAAATCTGGGAAAGAGCTAGGTGGAACCCAATCACTTTCTGGGTGAAAAAATGTTAATTGCATTATACAGCTGACTCCCTACACATATTTTGTTTACCGAAATAACACCACTTACAACCAAAAGTACTTGGTTTAGCTGGGAACTCCTCAGCAGTTGTCATAGCGATAGCCCTAGAATGTATTCTCTTTTGTTTTATTTCTATGGTTTTAGGTGTGTAGATATAGCGATCAATCTTACCGTGATCTAAATACCACATCTCGGTTGTTATTTTTTCTAACTCAGGGTAACGGTTAAGAGCTACGGCTCCATACAACTCACATTGTTCTCTATGACCTTCTTGATTACCTTCATACCTGCCTGTTTTAAAATCTATTACTCTAGCTTCTTTAGATTCACCTTCTTCATACACAAAAGCATCTACTTTAGCACGACCCCAAGTATCGTCTTCAAACCAACCTGTTTTATTCCAATTTATATCTATAGCCCAATCACTTTCACAAAGCACATGACCGTATAAATACATTTCCCTTAATAACTCAAAAGCATCTTCAAAGTCTTTTAACTGTTTAGGCATCTCTTCGAGAGTACCTCTTATATAATCTTCACACAATTTATGTATATCTTTACCCCTGTCCATTGCAGCACTTCCAGGCTCTTTAATTTTTTTAATGAATTTAAACTCTGCTTGTTTGGGGCATTTTTCAAAACAACTTAATCTACTATAGGACCATTGATTAATCATAACTCACTCCTTTATTTAGTTAATCTTCTATCTAACCATTCAAAACAAGCTTTCTTCCAATCTGTAGCAGCACAGTTTTGTATTTCTATTATAGCTTCTTCTGTCTTACCTGACTTATGTAACCAAAAAGCATCCTGCATAGGTGCAGCAACTTCTGTGAAAAACCTATCGTTAAAGTCTATATCTTCAAAGGGTATTCTATCTAAGAAATTAATTAAATCGATATCCCAAAGTTGTGGGTCTACATTTATCATAGGGTAAGGTGAGACTTTAAATGTGCGGTATGGATTTCTTTCAATAGAGTTTTGTTGAGAATAAAAATCTAATGCATCTCTTTTTAATAATTTTTCTAAAAGTGTTTCATAAACTTTTTGGTAAGCGTGAAAGTTGTCACTAATTTGGTAATACTTACCCACAGGTCTACCTATATTAGAAGCCATGTATTCGTGAAGCATGGACATATGTACTGCGTTAGCACCATAAGCACCCCAGATAATATCATTCGACCTATTGCTAACTGTCATTTGTAAACGACCTGTAGGATCCTCTTTAAAATATATATTAGTGTTGCATGGGACATCCTTACCGTTTCTTCCTAAATCATTTTCAGCATCCCACATCTGTAACACAGACCTTCTGTCCTCACTGTCTTTTTTCAATCTTTCTATAATAACCTTTAGTTGATCATAACCGAAATAACTACGCCATCTCCAACCATAAGCTCCCCAAAGACTTTCGCCATCGTCGCTGTAATTTTCCATATTTTTAGCATAGTATTTTACAAACTCTAAATCATTACGACCGTCTAGCATCCACAAACCTTCCATAAAATGAAAAAATGGATTAGCATCTCTTTCCTCCCAAAACAAAACTCTTTCTTTAGGTCTTTCATAAACTGTAGTTACAGGTGTTCTAGCTTGATACACCGTACCATTTCTACTGGGACTTTTAAAGTTTTCTTCATCTAATAAAGCTATACCACGAATAAACGCATCGTGTACGTTTCTAACTTCAAGAACTTGCATTTTCTAAACCCTCCTTATAGGCTTTTTTCCAACCAATGATAACATCTTTACGGGGTAAACCGTTCCAAGCTGTTTTAGTTTGTTTTTCTACTACTTTTACACAAGTTGGGTGAAGATCAGATAACAACTGGGCTCCTTCGTTGTGCACATCTATAGTTCGCCACTCACTACAGCCACCTTTAGCGTTAGAACTTTTTTGACCTTGAGCATAGTAGTAACTGACTTTACAAGCTTTACCGCTTTTCAAAAGCTGTAAAGACATATCAAAATCTTCCATTATCTTAGTCCTACCCCACTCGATATTATCGGGGAAAGCATCTAAGTTATAAGCCAGGACTCTCATGTATCTAGTATTATCTACAGATAAATCTTCTACCCTGTTATTACCTTCCCTAGCACTAACGCCACAGTGAGCGTACCCTTGTTTCATCCACTCTTCTAACAAACCAAACATAGCTAGATACTCATTTTTTTCTAGATAACGCAAGTGCCAATCAGTGGGACTTTTGCGAATATAAAAACGTAAATCATCATCAAGCATAACTATATGTGGGTCTTCTGCATTTTCTACAATATACTTACGCTTTGGACCTATGCCGATACAGTCTTCTGGAACAACTATTTTAGGTTGGTCGTCGTGATAAAATTTGTATTGGTCTTCTTCATCTTTATCAATTACTAAGATAACTTCTTTCTTAAGCTCTTCTGGGAAGAAACTTAATGTTACTTGGTCTAGGGCTCTACCCCTAGTTGGTATATATATTTTCATATTTTTTCCTCGTCATTATTATTCGTATCTACAAATGGACCAAGCCACTCAGGGTTTTTAACCACGTGTTCTTCTACTAATAAAAGATATCTCCTTAAATCTTGTATATCATCTAGTATGCCAGAAGTGCTAGGGTCTTTTGAAATAGTTTCAAAAATATCATAGCCTTCTTTTACGACTTGGTTTTCTATCCTATCCCACTTACGGGCTAACATCATGAAGGCACCTACACCTCCTCTTTTTTTCCAGCTATCCCCATAACTTTTCTCAGCTTTCTTCAAACCGTTTATATCTAAATTAGATATCATCTTCATTTTTGCAAATTTTGATGCCATTATATCCCTCCATATAGTTTTATTAATTGACCTAATAATCGCGAACCACGATCGTTTAGTTTTTGACTTGCTAAAAATTCTACACCTTTACTAAAAACTTTGTTCATATTAGTGTTACCCATCCTTCTTTGTTTCATACAAAAAAATAAAAGCTCAAACATATCAGCTTGTTTGTATAGGATTTTTTCCTCAGCACTTATGATGCTGTATTGATCTACACCCAACAACTCTTCGTATTTTTCTTCTACTTTATCTAAAACTTTTTTAACTTCTGGATGTGCCCATTTCAAAGGAGAAGGCATGTCACCTGTATATGCTTCTGTAACGTCGTGTGTGAGTGCTTTCATAATTAAATCTTTACTAACGTCAGGTTTAAGATATTCAAGTATTATAGCTACACCCCATGAATGACTTGCTATAGACTGTTCACCTATAGTTTCTAAAGTGTGGTATCGTTTAACAACGCCACAGTCCATTATTTCAAATATATTATCTATCATATTTATATTTAGCTCTGGGTCTACCTTGACCTAAACGTGTCCTCTCATATTTATCAAACTCACACAAGCAGTGCTCAATATCTCTCATTTCTAAAGAAGGTACATGAGGCTCTAGGTATTTAGGGCTTTCAGATAATAAATCTTTCATCTCACAGTTCCACCCTATATAACCTATGTGTCCTCTAGTGGGACTCCAGGTTAGTTCTCTACCGTGTATTCTATTTAGTCCACGTTTAGCTCCTGGACCTGGATTAGCCCAAGTATAGATATCACGAGCGTTACCCAGATATTTCGTGTGTCGTAAGTCAGTCACCACTTCATAAGCCATAAACCCACTAAACCCAGCATAAGATAAGTACTCAGACCAAGTTTTCTGTAAACTTTCAGAGTGGATTTCAGGTTGATTCTCATAAAGTGGAGTAAGTATTTTATCAATAGTCTGTTGTACTTTTGTACCTCCTAACGTACCTGTCAGCATGTAGGCACCTGTGTAGACTTTTTCACCCCTGTCCATTCTACCTTGCATTATAGCTTTGACACGTTCAGGGTTCCAATGCTCAGGAAACCCAATCTCTTGTAAAGTCTCTGGCCAATTTATTTGGCGAGCGACAGACATAGCGAAAGGTAAATTAGGGTGATCAGCGTAGGGTTCTTTCCAGTTTTCCCTTAACCATATAGTAACGCTATCTAGTTCACGAAACACATTACAAAAACTAAACTCTTTTATTATAGGATCTTCAGTCCAAGGAGGTTCCATACCAGCTTGTCTACGGCAATATATTTGATGCCTTTCATTTATGTAATTAAAAAACCCATTTATCTGTTCAAGAACCATTCTGGTACCTCCCGTTTAGTCCATTTAGCGAAATTGCTTTTTTCCCCTATATAGTATTTACGATAGGCTTTAATAGGGTCATTAACCACTTTATACTCATCGGGCATACATTGAGGATGCTGTTGTAAACCTTTACTTTCTATTAAAGGATCTGATAATTCATTGACTACGTCTATAGATCTGTGACATGTATTCCTACCGTATCTCCAGCAAAACTCTTCATTAAGGTATATAGCTAATTCTTTTAACCAGAGCCAATTATCAAGACTGTCTCCAGCCCATAGAGTACAAGGGTGTTTAGCATGTACAGGTTTGTAGGGAGCGGTTTGACCGTTAGTCCATAATGCCGTACAAAGCATTTGAGTAGACTCTAGTATCATCTTAGACACATGTTTATCGCAATGCTGTTGAGCACTTTGAAGTGTAGTGTGGTCTAATTTAAAAATATTCATTTATATATTTTACTTTACAAGTAAAGGGAAAGTATAGGGATACTGCTATAATTTTTAGCAAGAATACCATCATATACCCGTCCTAAATGTTAAGTTTATTCGTTCTTGACCACCTTTTACATCTAGTACCGAGTGAGTAGAATTCATTTGTGAATAGCCATCAAAAATAAACACGTCCCCATCTTCCATAAGGTAGTTAACCAATAGTTTTTTAGCTATGTATTTAGTGTTAATTTCACTAGAAGCTGTTTCTTTTTTAATTTCTTTTTGGTATTCTTGCCATTGAAATATTCTAGGTGAACCGAAAGATATTGAAACAACTAAATCATTTAAAGTAGGTACTGTATCTGAATGGTGCGGTATCCCCATGCCATCTTTACCGTAGTAGCCACATAAACAAAAATTAAAATCAATAGTTCTACCAAGTTTTTTCAAAACTAACCCTTCAGCTTTCAATTTAAACTCTTCCATACAAGCACTCCATGGTTCGGGTTTATATATCCTACCTGCGTACTTAAAATCTGAAGAACCGTAGGCTTTAGTTGGTCTGCCTTTAATTTGTTTACCATTAAACATTCTATCTACAGGTTTATCCCAATCAGGTATGTCGGGGTAGCGATCTTGAAAAACTCCTTTAATAAATTTAATCATACAAATAAAAACTCCTTTCTAGTTTTACCTTGAACAATGTGTAAGTTATTTTTAGTTCTTGTTACTCCTACGTAAAAAGCTCTACATTCATTATCGGGGTTATTATATAAGTCTTGCCAAGTTTTATTAGCCAAGTCTGTCAGGAGTATAACATTTTCACACTCACCCCCTTTAGCAGCATGTATAGTATTTAATTTTATTTTAGATGCGTCTAGTTTTTCACCTTTCCTCAGACAAGATATTAGGTACTCTCTTTGCGTATTACCTATAAGTTCAAAACATTCATGCCAAATACAATTAACCATAAGACCATGGTTTTTAGTTAGTTCGTCTATATTAAGCATAGCGTCAGGTCTTACAGTTTTAAGGGTCTTGTATCCTGTTTTAACCCCTTTACCAGCCTTCATGTACCCATATACCTTTCTTATCCTATCAGCTTCTATAGTCTCTCCTCTCCTCAAAGATTCCCAATCTCTTATGGCGTGTATTAAATTTTGAGAAACAGAAGGTTTATTGTTTTTCTGGTAAACCCTACCGCTGAGTTTTAAATAGTTTTCTACGCCATTAAGTAAGTAATTATTCCTAGCTAAAAATAGCCAATCCCCTTCGCTTATATCTATATGTTCGTAGCTTGTATGAAAACTGACTGTCCCTTCTTCTACCTTAGGCTCCCAGACTTTTTCTTTTCTATTTTTTATTCGTTTGACTACACCCAAAGCTATGTCGTGTACTTTTCTAGGTACACGGTAAGATTGTCTCAAGTATGTAGTATCTCCTTTGAGTTTTATGAAGTGGTCTACATCAGCCCCAGCCCATCTATAAATAGCTTGATCATCATCACCAGCTATAAAAACATTCTCAACATTCTTAGCTAATTTCTCTACACACCGCCACTGTAGGGTAGATAAATCTTGAGCTTCGTCAACTATAAGTACATCTAGATTAGGTGAGCCACCTGAGTCAATAAACATTTCGAGCATGTCCGTGTAATCTACAAGAAAATTACCGTCTTTATACTTAGAATAATTTTTTACAAACCAATCGTAATGCATCCAAGATATATCTGAACCAGAATAATTCCATTGTTCGCGATAACCCACACATTTATTCCGAGCCATGTTTTCTAAGAAAAGCATATTGTCACCTTTGCTATTTAAAGACATCAAGTTTTCTCCATCCCAAGCAGAGTTTATCCTTTCGCCTATCGTTCTGCTAAAATCTCTAAGGTTATTACGAGCCATAACGTCTGTTCTACTTAAACCTAACCAATGGTAACAAAGAGAGTGAAGAGTGCGGAAGTAATTTAATTCCTTAGGGTCGTACCCAAACTTTTCAACAGCTCTTCCTAGAGCTTCGTTTGCAGCTTTTTTTGTAAAAGCTACGTAACCTATTCTATTAGGTTGAATACCTGAATCTAAAAACTCTTCTGATTTATTCAAAAGGTATGTAGTCTTACCCGTTCCAGGTGGACCAAGGACAATATTCCACATTATATGTCACTCTCCGTAAAGTCTTGAGAATCCAATAAATCATCATTAGCTCTATATTCAAACTCCTGTATAGACCAAACATTTGTACCTCTACCTTTTATATTAAAAAATTTGTGGTCTGCTTTTAAATCTCTTAGTTTAGATGCTATACGGTTAGTTTCCATATCTGTGAACCTATGTTTAACGAGGTATTCTTTTAAATCTTTTATCCTAAAATATGTTATACCGTTTTCTGTAAAGGGTTTGCCCAGTAAGATCTCATCTCTTGTGTTAGCTTGAGCCATATCTGTACAGAAAGATTCAAGCAGTTCCATAAATTGACCTTCTATAGTAACGTCCTCACTTACCTCAATAATTTCCATACCAGAATCCATCAGAGTTTGTATTAAGTTTTGCCAAGACCTGTCTTGCATACGTTGAGGCATTATATTTAATACTTCCATACATGCTCTTTGAAATTTTATTTGATTTTGTAACTGTTCGGTGTTTAGTTCTAACCTTTTATCATTTATAGATAAAAACCAAAGAGGTGGTTTAGTATCTAATTTAGATAAACTAGAAAAAGTTGGTGTCGTATTACCGCCACCCACACCATATTTACAACCACGACACTTTGATACATTACAGAAAGACCTGATAGGTTCATCAGAACATTTGTAGTTGTATTCTTTTTTCTTTAGGGTACTTATGAGCGTTAACACTTCTTGAGCTGGTAACGGTGGGTGTACATACTTTCGGTTATACTCTTCTATCTCAGTTTCCCATTTTTCTGGGTTTGACTTTTTCAAATACACACCTACATTAAACAAACCATTATTACGAGTACCTTCAGGAAAGCCTTGTTTCAATAAAACTTGTAAGCAAGGTGGACCATCTTTTATATCATCTAGTATCGGTACTTCTAAATTAATTAAATCTTTATGTGATATAGATCTTTCTTCAACGAAGTCTATAAATTTTTCTACGGATAAAGCTTTCGCTTCTGTGCTGAAAGCATACCTAAGTGATTCATCTCCTTGGAAATACGGCATGTTTAACCAAGAACCTAGATCCCCTCTGTCCACTAAAATTTCTCTTTGTTTGGGGAATATTTCTACACCACCGTAACCTAGTCCTGCTGATATTTCTCTTAATTTGTCTTGCATATCCCCAGCTGGAACTTTTTCTTGAAGGAAACAAAATACATGTGCACCTCCACTTTTACTCCTACATACTATAAGAGGTAACTTAAATTCTTCTATTTTTAATACTAATTTTTCTAAGTTTAGTGAGTAGATATCTATATCTATGACACCCCACTTAACTGAGTTTTCTTCATCTATAGGTATAATACCTAAACCTTTTTTACCATCTAAATGATCTTTCCAATGCTGTAAACTAGCCCCAACAGTTTTAATTGTTTTAGCCGTACCTTGAGTTTTTTGACCTAAAGATCCATTCTCTACTACAAAGCTACCGTGAGCTCTAGCTGATCCATGAAAAATGTCAAATAATTTTTGGGCAGTGTCCAACTGTCATACTCCATTAATGAGGCGAGTTTTACCTCGCCCCAAAAGTTATAGTTAAAATGGAGCTTCTGTAGTTTCGCTTGTACTAAAACTTTTTTCAAAGTTAATTGTACTAGCAAAGTTTTTTGCAGCTTCATAGAGATACATCTCTTCAGTAGAGAGTGGACTATCTAGTTCTATGTTCCAACCAAACCAATTACCACGGTCGTTAGACTCCGCAACAGTGCTTAGTTTATATTTGTGACTATAGGAAGGTGGGGTGAATACACTTCCACTCGCCGATTTAATTTTTAAACTAGCCATAACGGAGTTCCAAGTTCTAGATCTTTTCAATTGAGTCCCAGCCATAGGAATCATAACTTGTTGAAAAGAATCATCGCTTATAACTAAGCAGTAATGGTTAGCCGAAGTTTGGATATAGTTACCGTTAGGTAATACATCTTGACCTAGATTGTCTTTAGTAGTTTCACCCAATATATTAGGGTCAACATGTTGGTTGATTAAACCACCTCCACTATCACGTGGTTGCCATTCTAAAAACATACGTTTATATGCTACGGGTATCACAACGCAACCTGCTTCCTCTGTGTAGAGATCTTTAGTTACCGTATTAGTGATGTCACCAGAAGCAGCACCTTCTATGTACTTACCGTCTCTTTTATTAACTTCTGGGCTTAAAGCTTGAAGTATTTTTAAACGAGGTATAGTAAGATCTTCGGCTGTGATATTTTCTAAACCGCTACCTGCATCTTCCTCAAACATGGAGGATGTAGCAAGAGCTGTAGACTTTTTCTCAGCTATCTCTTTTTTCTCAGTTACTGTTTCTTTTTTCTCAGTTACTGTTTCATTTTTCTCTGTCATTTTTTCACCTTTATTTTTTGACCTACATAAACTTTAAAGGCTTCAAGGGGTAGGTCATTACCCTTTTCTACCTGCTCTTTGACTACAGCTTTTAAAGTCATAGGCTCTACCCACTTCTTTTGAAGCAGGGAATGCCCTTTATTTTCCAGCTCTAGCATAAGTTCTTCTGCCTGTATATCCTCACCCCTACCGAAGTTAGCTGATACAGTATTTTTTATAACATCCCCTAACCCATTAGCTTCTAGCCAATTGAAACAAACGTCACGGTTTTCTGGGGTAATCCTAGCTGAGTAGTACTGCTGTATTGACATGCTAGTACCATCGTCTAGTTTAAATTCACTTACTCCCAGCTCTCTTAATTTATTGGGCAGTAAGTCTTCACTAACTTCTTTATGTTTTTCTTTTAATTTCTTTAGGTGGTTTTCTTGGGCTTCTATCTCGGAATCTAACTCAGTTAATTTTCTACCCATCTCGCTTATATTACTCAGGTCGTTTTCTTTTATATCGACCTTGCTATCTTTTTCCATAGCTTCAAATATTTCGTTTGTCATAGTTTATACTCTCCAGTTTTAAGTTATTTAATATGTCTCTCGATTTTATACCTGAACGATAATAAAATAAATAGATATTTAAACATTAAGTTGACTGTGTGTCTTTTATGGTAAAAGACTCATGGTAGCACAGCCACTACCTATCTACTACTAGCCTATTATTATAGGGGTAAATATATTTTATAAAAGCGAAAGTCGTTATTATGTAGTTTTAAGTAATAGGTTAATAGGTAGGTTTAGCATTTGTTAATCTACTAAGCTTGTTGGGGGTTATTAGATACCCTATTAGCGACCTATTAGCTATTTCCTAGTGATGGTAAAACATGTAATAAGATTTGTGTAAAATTAATTTATAATACAGAGACAACTATATATAAACGCATGACAGATTTTATTTTCAAGACAAAACCTTACGATCATCAATTAGATGCCTTACAGGATTCTTATCATAAAAAACAGTTTGCCTTGTTTATGGAGATGGGTTGTGGAAAATCTAAAGTAGCTATAGATAGTTTTGTCCAACTATATAGAGAAGACAAATTAGATGGTGTACTAATACTTGCCCCTAAGGGTGTGTATGACACATGGTATAGTAAAGAAATACCCACACACATACCAGAGGAAATAAATTACCATACAGTTAAATGGTCAAACTCTAATACTTTAAAAAAGAAGAAAGAGTTAGCTTCTTTATATGAAGAGCCTGAAAGGTTAAACATATTCATAATGAACATAGAAGCTTTGAGTACAAAAATAGGCACACAACAAGCTACGGATTTTTTATTCAAGCGAAGGTGCATGTTTATCATAGACGAGAGTACTACAATTAAAAACCACACAGCTAAGCGAACTCAAAATACAGTAAGGATAGGTAAATACGCATACTATAAAAGGATCCTTACAGGATCACCAGTAACTAAAAGCCCACTTGACCTATATAGTCAATCATATTTCTTAGACCCCTCTTTATTGGGTTTCAGTAGTTATTTCGCTTTTAGGAACAGGTACGCAAATTTAATAGACAAAACACTTGGGAATGGTAGAAACTTTAAACAAATAGTTGGGTATAAAAACTTAGAAGAACTTAATGAAAAGTTAAGTAGCTTTAGTTACAGGGTATTAAAAAAAGATTGTTTAGAATTACCAGATAAAGTTTACTTAAAAAGAACTATAACTATGAGCGACGAGCAAAAAAAGGTATACAAAGATATACAGAAAAACGCAAAAGCTATGTTAAGCAAAGGTACAGTAACTATTAACCACATTATAACACAGATTATAAGGCTTCATCAAATATCTTGTGGGTTTGTTGGTCTAGACGGTGGCAATATATCTGAGTTAAAGTCCCAAAGGTTACCAGAACTGTTAGAAATATTAGAGGAGACAGATGGTAAGGCTATTATTTGGGCTAACTATAGGCACGATATACAAAAAATAGAAGCAGAACTTTCTAGAATATATGGAGAAAATTCTGTTGGTTCTTACTACGGGGACGTTAGTCAAGAACGTAGAGAAGAAGTTATAGACAAGTTTCAAGACCCTGATAGTCCTCTCAGGTTTTTTGTAGGAAACACTCAGACAGGGGGTTATGGGATAACTTTGACAGCAGCAAGTACCGTTATATATTACAGTAATAATTATGATTTAGAAAAACGTCTACAATCAGAAGACCGTGCTCATCGTATAGGTCAAACTAATAAGGTGACCTATATAGATATTGTATGCGAACATACAGTAGATGAAAAAATAGTTAAAGCTTTACGTAGAAAACAAAATATCGCTCAAACTGTTTTAGGGGAAGACCATTGGAAAAATTGGTTGGTTTAACCTACTCTATACCCAGCCATACCAAAATCAGGCATACCAGTAAACCCTTCAAACCCTTGTAGGGCAGCCAAACCTTCTAAGTCTATACTTCCTAAACCACCATTTGTAAGACTATTTATTTTACCAGCCATAAGACCCCCTCCTGAGTTTGATGTATTTTGATTAGGGTCTTGGTTTTGTATAAAATTACCGAAAGTGCTTCTTTGGTTAGCCATAAATCTGTTTATATCATTACGAGCTATGTCTTGAGGGTCAAGTGGTGTTCGGATAAACCCGCCAAGACCTCCTTCACGATCACGATCAATTTTCGGCATAATATCTATAGGTTGGAAATCTGGATATTTTACTGGTCCTCCGTCATCTCTATAACCGAATGGTTCTGGAATGTCCATATTTTGTAGGTTATTTAAAGCACCCATAGAACCTATGCCCTCTTGAACTTGAGGATTAATAGAAGATTCTTCTATCAGCTTCCTTAATTTCATCATAAAGTCTGAGTTTAAATCACCATTATTAGGTACTTTAGAATCAATAAGTTCTCTAACTGTCATTTGAGGAGCATTGCCTCTTGCCCCAAATATATCACCAGGACCTAAATCACCTATACCTCCCCTGTTATTAATTGTGTCATTCATTTTTCTACTCAATCTACTTAAAAAACCCACTCTATCCTCCGTAATTATATTTAAGGGGCATGCCTAGTTTTTTCTGCACGTGACCCCCTCTGTTTAATTGTTCTTGAAACCCTGGACCAAAGAGTGTAGTTTCTTCTGCTGTAGTTTGCGTGTCTTCTTCACTAAACTCAGGATCATCAGTTAAGTAATCCCCACCTTCTCTTCCAAGTACCCTAACTAAGCCTCTCACTACAGGGTTTTTTTGCCATTTGTTTTCCATCATAGCTTTGTATAATAAATCAGGGTTCCTTAAATATTCTAATCTTTTTCTGCCAAGTTCGGCACCCCCTATAGTTTTTGCTGCTGTAAGTACACGCCCTGGAGTTGTAAATAAACCAACATACGCACGTGCTAAAGAATTCGTAGCCTGTAATACAGCATTTTCTTGTTTAGTCAACGCTGTAACGTTCCTGTTGTCGAAAGGTTCTAGTTTTTTAGAAATATTTTTTAAATTACCGACAAACTCATCACCAAACCACAAAGTCATAGCGTCACCGTATTCTTCAACATACTTAGCTATTGCTTTTCCATTAAAC